CAGATCCGCTCCTCATAACTCGGGCTGCACTATATGGCCCGACTATTTTTCCTCATCCTTTTTGACGTCCCATATCAAGCACGATTTTCGAAACACCATCGTTAAACATTTTTGAGAAGACTTCTATAGCTTAATCTCATCAAATACAACTTCACTCATGGTGACAGGTATAGCATCGCAATTCTATCATTCAGTCATATTTGTCAAACTCTTTGAATAAACTGTTGAATCATTTCTTCCAATTCTTTGCGATTTATTTTTTCATAGCTAATGGCTCTCCCACTGTGCATAACGAAGTATAGATCACACCACTTTTCATTAGACTGAACTTCATTAAGTTGTCCATTAAGAACTTCATTATAGTATTCACCTACTATTCTCTTTTTTATGGCCTCCCATGCTAATTTTGAAGATGTTACCTCTGCAAGTAACCATACAAGAATCACTAGAAAAACAACGATGAATATGAAGGTGATGTCATTAAAATAAAGCCCGAGCTGTCCAAATGCACCCGCAAAGATCTGTAATGCAGTACCGATAGCTATGAACATAAACGCAACAACGCTTTTGTACTTTTGGATTATCATTGATGAGTAATATTCCAAGTTAAAAAAATAGAAGGATGCTCGACTATAATAAACGCTTTCTTTTTCATCCAAATATCCCTTCACACCAGTTATCGCTCCTACCAGTGTAAAAACAAGACCAATTACAGATACAAACCCTGCTATCTCCAATACTTCTCACCTCATAGTTAACCAACACCTATAGATTGTCTCATCAAAATACTTATGATATCTATTCTTTAGGTTTTGAAGCTTTGCTATTCAACAACTTTCTAAACACATCCTCGAGATCAACAAGCACACCTCTTAATCCACCAGCACCAGTTTTTCCTAACGTTCTTGTAGTACAAGTTAGCATTTCCTTACACATCGACTCAGAGAGCTCTATATCATCCTGCATAAGAAATCTTAGTATCTGGCGTGCATTCTTAAAGCTTACATCGAGTGTTTTAAGCTCTTCAAAAGCTTGTTGTAAATCAAATCCATCTAAATCCACATCTTGAATAACTGAAGTATCGCTAATTCCAAACGTCTCTATTTTCAATTGGATTTTTTTGTCATTTAACATTTTTGCTTCTAACATCTTAAACTCAAGTTGTTGATCCTCGAACTTGTTCATGATCTTGCCAGTTTGAGCAAGTTCCAAATCACTTAGTTTCAACGTGATTTCAAATGGCCTTGTCACTGCATCATCTATTTGTACCATTGTAATAAATGTCAGAGTTTTTGTTTTAGTATCAAGTAACAAAACTACACTGTTGACTGTCTCGTTAAGGATCAGTCTTTTAACCAGATCCATATCTTCTTCATCCTTGTAGATTTTCCGCTTATTTGATATATCAAGAATCCATATGTTATTGATTCCATTTTCACGATAATATGTATTCTTCTGATCCATTCCTATCACATCTATTGAATTCACATAGTCTACTGCTAAAATACCCCCATTCTGAAAATTGAAAATCAGGTCAGATCTAAATTTGTTATCTATTTTCTTCTCAACCTCTGGTGACACAAGGGGAAATTTTTCAGTCAAGCACTCATGCAGCATTTTTTTTGCAGCTCTCATTCTCTCTGTTTGTTTCTTAGTGTATTCACTGTATTCGCAATCTTTCAATGTTCCGATTCTATGAGCAAAATGAGCAGTTTTTAATTCAGTATGCTTATATGTAAGTAAACTTCCGCAATCAATGCATGTTAGCAGGCATGATTTACTGGCATTTCTAAGTGTTAACTCATTTTGTTTGAAATTCTGATACTTCCTATCTGATAAATAATCAAACAAATTGATTTCGATTCCATCTAACTTGCCATTTTGCAAACCTAATGCCTCCCTACATATGATAGCTATTTAGTTTACTCAAAAATAAAGCAACTCGTTTCATCATACTTATCACACACTATTCGACTAATTACTAACAATAAAAGTATAGCATAAATTTTGGGAGTAAATCCTTCATTGCACATCTACATTTGCATAGTTTCTGTCCTGACACAAACAAAGCACTCTTCAACTGATTGATACTGGACATCCCATACCAGACACCTTTCTCGGAATGTTAGTGTTAAACAATTCTGAAAAGCTTGTAATTAGACCTTTTAACGAAAACAAATTCATATTTGTTCTTTTTACCGACAATACAAAAGAATACTGCTAAAGATTTCGTAAATTCTATTTAGAATACAAAAAAAGAGCCACGACTGTCTGGTGACGAAATATCTTATATAGTTTGGGGTAGATATGTTAGAAACCAGGGTCTGCAAATTCTAGAACACGATGCACTAAATAAACAAGTTAGCTTTGAATTCCAAAACAAACAATTCGCTTGTATGAAAAGAACAGCTTGAACTTATATCAGTTTTATAAATCTATAATTTATATAGAAATGGATGTCTTAGAGATGCCACGTGAATTGCATCATAAAATTTTGAAGGATTTTAGGTCTTGTTTACAGAAAAATAGAATTAGAAACGAATTAAGTTTGATGCTTTATGGTCTATATGATAACGATGAAGACGATGATATCATACATGACTGACTTCTTTATTATACATTCACTAGAAGCTGAAATTTGTTTCAAATGAAGTTTTTCAATAAGGAGTGATACCGTTGGGGGTAATTAGACACGAAGTTTTTTATGATTGTACTGTAAACGAAAAATTTGAACGCGCCTTCAAAGCTATCGTTTTTGCAGCTGGAAAGATTGGAACAGTCATTAGGTCTGATGAGGCTGATGGAACTGTATACTTCAGTACACCCCGCACTTTTTCTTCATTTGAATTTCAATTCATTGGCAGTGTTCTTAGCGATGATAGCGAAGCTGACTATCTGACTATCAAACTATACGGCGAAACCTATGGCTCAGCTGCGACATATAAAAAAGTTGCCGATGCAAAATTCGCAGAGTTTAAACAAAACATTGAAAGCTACCTTGACAAACGAAATGATTTTGTTGACTCTTTCGGTGAGGATGACGGTGATGAGATAGCACAATTTAACCCATCAAGTTCAGAAAAGACACCATTGCCAGAGAAATTCACACCAAATAAATCAGTGGGTTTGTATTTACAGTTAAACACCAACCAGCATAAATGGCGGCTACCCTTTACTTTAAATCGGAGAATTTACGATTACAATGAACTGGTAAGCTACGAGCTCATTGAAGACGGAGAAACCATCACTTCAGGCGGACTTGGGAGATCAATTGTTGGCCTTACATTTGGTGCCGTAGGTGGCATTATAGGTGGCGTTACAGCCAAGAGAAGAACAAAGTCGCTATGTTCATCCCTTCTAATCCGAATTACCGTTAACGACATCCATGAATCAACCAGATTTATCAAATTTATTGAAACGGCAACAAAAAAGAGTTCTTTGACTTATAAGTCGGCTTTTAAGAATGCACAGGAATGCCTTTCCATTTTCGAACTGATTAATAAGTATAATGAGGAGCAAGAGGCAAAATTGAAATCAGTCAAAACACAGGTTGCCTCTGTAATCCCACCCTCCCCTGCGCCAAGTATCGCTGATGAGCTGCTTAAATATAAGAGCCTTTTAGACTCGGGCGTTATCACTCAAGAGGAATTTGAAAAATTTAAAATCAGCCTTATTAAGGGATAGTCATTCTGCGATTTTCAAATGGAGGTCCTATAATGATTACATAGACGACGTACCTACTTTTGGACAAGATAAGAATAGGCCAATCATCTATACTGAGACAAATAGTGGATTTGAGTTTTATGGGCGGACAAAATCTCAATTTCAATCGTGAACTTCACTAAAAAATCCTGGAGAACCATACCTAGTACACTCAGTAAAATTAATGACGTTGTTTTTGATAAAAGTTAGACATTTTTAAGCTTAATAAAGAATGACATGTTCAAATCTCAGGATTCGGTACCAGGTAACTTAGAAGAAATTCGCAAAATCGATCTTCAATTCAATCCTAACACCCATTGTCCAATCGATGGCTCTTGAGATCGGATTGGTGGCTCTAAGTCATCGGAACGAGTATTCCACGGTATCAGAGCCACCTAATCTCTGAAATAGAGCCAGAGAGGACGGTTCACATACATCGGGATTATGGCTCAAGTCTCTCTTGAACAACTCACATCTATCATTTCGACCAATTTACTCTCTCGCAGGGCTTACAATCCCTCGGATGCTGCTTTCGCTCACACGTTTGTTCACCAACATCTCATTTAATCTTTGATCCCTTAACTACCCCAAATCAAGCAAGTCCCCGCTCAGCGGCATCCTTCGTGAGTGACCCCACCAGGCCTTCGGCCTGGTGTTTTTTATGCCCGCAGGGCATAAAAAAGCAGGGCGCCATTCGGCGCCCTGCGGGTCACTCCCACTCAACTGCTATAAAATTATCGCAGTTTCTGTAGGTTGATATTGCTACATTTCTTATTATAATTATTACTATTATCTTTCATAAAACGAGGCTTTATGAATTCTGTGTATCATCCACGTATCGCATTATTAAATACCCTATAAACGTTAAAGGAGCAGGGATTCGAAGAATCCCCACCCCAACTATTGACTTAGAGCCTATTAAAATCATTTTTAACGAATTCAATACAAGACGAGCAGATCCATTTGCCTCGATAATTCTTTGTATGATCCATGCTTCCACATATAACACAATGTGGTTCATACTTACGAAGAATAATAGTATTTCCTTCTGTAAAAATTTCCAATGCATCTTTTTCCCTAATTTCGAATATGGATCTTAGTTCACTTGGAATAACGACACGGCCTAATTCGTCTATTCTGCGTACAATGCCAGTCGATTTCAATTTACCACTCCTTCACATTTTATACTATAATTGTATATATTAGAATATTGGAAGTCAATGGTAATTACATTTTATTTACAATTCATATCTATTCACTGATGACTTTTCAATGAATTCAATAGCTAATGAGAACACATCATTACAGAACTCCACGTCTTTTATCATTTTCTTGATTGTGCACTCCCAAATTACCAGAATCCTCCATCCAAGCTGTTCAAGTGAATCGTAGTTTTCTGCATCCCGCTCAATATTTCTTTCAATTTTCATCGTCCAGTATTCAATATTTGTCTTAGGCCATTTAAATCTAGGGCAGTTTTTATGCTTATGCCAAAAACATCCATTTACAAATATAACGATCTTGTATTTCGGCAAAACGATATCCGGACATCCAGGTAATCGGTTGTCATTTTTTCTATATCTAAATCCTTTGCTGAATAAGTATTTTCTTACAAATTCCTCTGGTTTTGTATCCTTGCTTCGGATTCTAGACATGTTGTAGCTTCGCACATCTTTTGAGTGATTGTCCATATAATCACCTTCTATAAATCCGACAAAACAACCTGCCTGTTTAACGAAAAGATGTCTTTGATGCTTGAATGCGAGTACTGTTTCTGAGCGTGTTTTTCAACCATTCTTATCATGTTTGTCACACTCATTGCACTACCATTGACCTGGGTCTCATCAGATATGCTTTTTATTTGAGAATCAATATTGGATCCGAACCCACCTGAAATATATGAAAAGAAAGCAAGAGGGTACACGTCAGATTTGTATTGCTCTATGTAATTGTGGACCATCCTATTTCGATGATCATTTGATATTGTATATCTTCGATACGCTTTATTATCTAAAATGCCTATATATTTCCCTTCATTTGAGAGCACATAAACATCTGGATTGAGGCCGACAGATCCTATATGCTTTGTCTCGAATCCAAATATGTTTTTGAAAAGCTCTACAGTAGCTTTTTCAAATTCAATTGCATTATCTCTACCCTTAAATGCCAGTTCAAAGTATTCCGTCATAAATGATCCAACCGCACCGTTTGGATAGAGTCTTAATAATGTCTCCTCGACAATTTTCTCATCAAATCCGGATAATTCAGCTACTCTGGAAATAACATAAGTAGATATTTTAAATATTGGAGTTCTTAAAGATTCAGATATGAACGCAGTCTTTATCCTTTGTTCAGCGATAATCTTAGATGTAATAGTTTTTGTATCAGTTAAATTCCTGTTATCTCGCTGATGATTGGGATCTAATCCAAATTTTCTTTGAAAATACTCATGTTCACTTTCTCGATCAATCAATTTTGGTTTAACTGATAGTATAGATTCAACTTCCTCGTATTTGTCATCAAGAATTTTAAGTTTACTTTCATCATCTCTTTTAGCCAACTGAGTATATTCGATCCAATTAATAATTGTATTTGCTGTGGCCAGTAAATGATCAAATGGTTTTTGGGGATTCACTTTGCCAGTTTTAGGAGCATACACTTCAAAGAAATCATGTCTTAGACTATTGTCACCATAATTTCTAAAATCAATAATTCGATTCACGATTTTACTAAATGAGCTATCGTTTTCTGCTTCAGTAATTACTATCTTTGCAATCTCTTCTTCTGTAAGATAGCCAATTTCTTTGTCCATTAAGAGTTTCAATAAAAATCGAAACGGCTGCAGTTTAAATCTTGGTGATACATTAACATTTTGTCTTACAGAGAAAGCAGAAGGGAATTGATATTTCAGGACTTGATTCTTAATTATTTCAACAGGTGGCTCACCTGCTAATATTGCTTCTCCTGCTAGTGTTAGCTTGATTTTACCAGTAGACTCCTGAACGAAAATCAAACCCAAACTTATAAGCCAGGCGATATAGGTACGAGCCCCTCCACCACGTTGGTCTCTTCTTTCTCCAGTTCTTTTTAAACCCGCTTTTTCAAGGGCATCTTCGAGTGATAATTGAGTGCCAAGTTGTCCATACCATTCCACATCATAAGAAGTCTCAGCAATCGTTGCGAGTACTTCTGGTATGGAATTCAGTTTCCGTTTGGGTCTTGACACCCACCAATGGTTTATCACATCTACACCCTCTTTAAAGTAGTTATGCTTTTACATTACACTCAACACTTTTATAAGGAATTCCGGCAAAGGTTTTCAACACAGCTTCCAAAATAATTTGAGCTCCTCGTGGTGGCACTGCCATTCCGATCTGTTTTCGTACACTCTCCTTAGTTCCTTTAAACAAATAGTCATCTGGAAATGTCTGAAGTCTTGCTCGTTCTCTATTTGTTAAGGCTCTGTGTTCTGAATAATGATAAATATGCGTTCCTCCACCGCCTGATCCTGTTACGGTGTATGCTGGTTTATCCGGATGTAATCTTTTGTATATCTGACTAATTCTAGCACCTTTTACGTTGAGTTGTAAATGCTCAGGTAAATTGGCATTAAATGCGTTCTCACCTGGCTTAATATGCTTCAATCTTTCAACTACCTGAACCGACTGCCTTGTCAACTCGTTATTAAATGCGTTATCAGGTATTGGTGGATTTTCAATTGCGTTTTTAGCTGAGTTATTAATGTCTTTATATTCCAAAGGACTTGGCGGTGCAAACACGAATGGCAGATCTTTTCTAATTCCAATAATAATAATTCGATGTCTTGCCTGCGGTACTCCATATTCTTCGAATTTGTAAAGGTGAGGGTAAATGTTGTATCCGGCATCTTTCAAATCATTAAGTATTTGCTTTAATGCTCCACCATCATTTGCACTTTTTAAGCCACCAACATTCTCTGCAAAAAACCATGATGGCTGGAACTTATTTAACACTTTTACACCGTAAGTGTATAGTGGTCCAAATGTTCCATTGAAACCTTTCTGCTCTCCTACTTGTGAAAAGTCATTACACGGAAAGCCAAAAGCCAATGCATCAATTGGGCTTAATTGATCAATATCGAGTTTCCGAACATCTCCACAAATAACGCTCTCAGGGCTTTCGGGACAAATATTGTGTCGATATGTTTCGCAAGTATCAGCATCATAGTCATTTGCCCATTCATGAATTATTTTGAAATCTTCTATTTCAATAGATGCTTTTTTAGCACCATAAGCAATCCCACCTGGTCCACAGAACAATTCACCCAACTTAAATTCCTTCATATTACAACTCCCATCTATACATCTTAGCCATTTATTAGTATTAGCTACCTCTTAAATCTTGAACCAACTGCATCAGCAATTATTTCAGAATTAGAAATTGTCATGCTTTATTTGCTTTGCGTTAAAATATTGAGGTAGTAACTGTTTCTTCACGTCAACTCCTCAATGTTGATATTTAATCCCCAAAAAAGAATCAATTTCTGCTCAGCGACAACCAAAAACAAACCCATAGCTCAACTATATCATTAAATATAGGGTTACAGTAAGCAACGGTTTGAAAAACATTAGTTCTATAAAGTTTGACAACAAATGCCACGTTATTACCGTGGCATTTGTTTATTATATAAATTGAACCATTACACTACACTTCATATAAATAAAATTCATATTTATCATTTTTTCTAACTTGTCTTTTCTTCTTCGAAAATCTCATTGTATAATTCTGTCCACTCATATGGAATATTGCTTAACAAGCTGGTAATTCTACTCTTTATCGTTTCGGGTTTAACTTGCGTTCCGACAAATTCATTTTCCAGCGAGACGCACCCAGGAACTAATGCCTGTAATATTTTAATCTGTTCTTTTACCTCGCTACTACTAAATTTCTTGGACAATTTTCTATTTAATTCTGTCCTGACAACTGAAACAGTTGGTGGCTCTGAATCAAATTTTTGCAATTCATAGATAACGTCAACAATATCAAAATAAGGCGGGACTTCTGTTTCGATATTCTGAATATTATCTATCCATTCTTTGACTTGGTATGGTGCATAACATGTCTCAAATAAATCTCTCAATTTATCCAATCCAATTTGTTTAGGTGTTGCTAAAAACATTAATCTTACCAAATCACTTGCTTTAATTACAGTAACCTTTTGCATTATTGCTTCTACAGAAATCGCGCTGTTCGGGTCCGTTTCTCCTTGATAACCAATTGCTACTTCAATACAATAATCAGCTTCATATGTTGACTGATGTCTCTTTAACGCAGATAAATGAGATGTACCTGCAGCAATAACTTTCTTATTGGTACTTTTAGCGTCAAATGTTAGTGAATAGTTCCTTGATTTACTGAATTCGTCGTACCCTAATATCGCATCGGCTTTGCCATCTGGTTTATTTGGACCACCGATCTGACTAGTCTCGAATCCAAGTGCCAAAAGTGCGCGATAAACCGCATTTTCTAAGCCTGTTGGATTTGAAAGAGAATCTTTTAATAACATAGCTACCGCTGGAGTACTTTCACGATCCGAAAATGCTAACTCTTTAAATGTAGCATCCCTTTTTTTCATTACATTATTCACGATATTTTCATCAATTCCCAGCTCGTACATGTGCGCTTCTGTCAAAACCTCTGCAATAGCAATGCCTTCAAGTGGAAATAGAGTTTTATATGCGCCTGAATAATTTGCTACATAAGGATGCATCACGTTAATTTTCAAAAGCCTTCTTACTAAATCCAACTTGGCAATCGGTGATCCAGGCATCATAGGTTCATATATGATTTTTTCTATTACTTGATCCCCAGTCTCAACGTCAATATTATATGCATTCACTAGTTGATCTTTATCATTTTCTTTAGGTTTCTCAATTAGAAATGGATTACATATCTCATCAGAATAAAATTTGTTTATAAAGCTATATATCGGTCTTTTTGACGTTGTATACGAAGTTTGAGCCATTCTATAAGCTACTGTAGCTTTTTGATAATCCGTCTGCTCTTTGTCAAAATAATACTTTTTTACTTCATTATTAAACTTCTTCTTTATATACTCTTTTAATTGGGAAAATGGTCGTGATTCTTTAACTGCTTCTCGAGTAGAAGTTAAATTGTTATCTAATTCATCTGCATTAATAACTATCCTTGTTCTATTAAACGCACCGTGTGAAAATGCTTCCATACCAAGTAATGGATCGTCAATGTTAATTAATCTACCTCTAATGTTCAAGAAGATACCATTACTTCTTCCTAAATCTGCAGATTTTCCTTCAAGTAAAGAATCAGAATATAATTCAAACTGTCCATTAACACCTTTCAAATTCGAAAAATCAACATAATGCTCCCCATTTTCCTCGCGACTCTCTGCCCAATCTAGTGATTCAGCAGTTTGGTCTTCAAGTCCGATAGTCCAAGTTTTCAATATTGGAATGTTTATTTTTGAAGACTCAATTAAAACGCCATTAAAATGCAATTTGAAATTTGGATTAAGTGGCAAAGCGGTTCTTAAAATCCACTTTAATCGACCTTCTGTTATCTCAGATGCTTTTGGCTTCAGATCAGTCAAAATAGATATCGTCCATGATTTCACAGAATCTTTGCCAAACATTCTAATTTTATTTATGCTTTTTAGATAAGGATTCAATAATGAAATAGCTTCAGCTTCTGTAACTTCTATCTCATCAATAAAAATTGCGTCATTATCATTTGAAATTACATCATAATCCATTACAGCTATTAAGTATCGATTGTTTTTTTTAGTTAAATACGTCAGCTTTCTAGCTAATATATAAGTCGCTAGTTTTCCTATACCGAATTGGCCAATCTGGAGTCTAGCTATGTCTTTTGAAGGATTTTTTCTTTTAGATGATTCTCCAATTCGCCAAAGATCCTTTAGTTCTGATTCATCTAATCCTTCTCCATTATCAAGAACCCAAATGTATGCATCTGTTGCAGAAAGATCCGACGAGACATAGACTTCAACTTCAGAAGCATACGCATCGTATGAATTGCATATCAACTCTTCAAATGCTTTATTAGGACTTGAATACAAACCCGCTGAAAACAGTTCAATTATTCTATAACTTATCTTGACTTCAATATCATCTATTTTTTTACCAATTGAAGAAATATTCACATTATTTCCTCCCAATAACAATAAATTCTTCGTTATAAACTTTTCTACTTGATTTATTGTTGGTAAATTTGCCCTTTTCATCTCGATATGGGGTCAGAATTTTTCCGGTTATTTTTCTCTTAGCTACATAAGTATTGTTAAAGCCGGTTGCATTCAAAGATGCAACTAAGTGCTCTGCATTTCTAATTCTTACACCTTTGTATTCAGTATTGCCAATTACAAACAATGCAAACCCTGTATCTGACAATACGTTATAACATTTCTCTGCAACCTTTTGCATATCTAGAAAATATTTAGCGACTGATTTTGCTTTTGATTTATCATATTTATATAATTCAAAAACAATCTCTTTTCCAACCTTATTTAGATTATTCAGTTCACTTTCAAAGTTATATTCATGATATAAACTGCCAATCGTACCGCTTCGAAGTTCTCTGTAATCTTTAATATAGTCAAGCCACAAAGTTGATAATTGATGCAGGTCCGCATACTCATAAGATGTAACATATGGCGGACTCGTAACAATCATGTCTACCCGAGGAGGTGTTAATGATTCATCTAAAAAATTAACATTATCTATCACTGTGGTACTTTCATTTATTAAATTGCTTTCAATAATGGCGCTTCTCATAAATTCATATTGAACGCGAAACGATTTTATAACATCTGCTGGATTTTTATTTGGATCAAGTTGTGGTTTTATTGATTTTGTCAACCATCTTGATGTCGGTTTTAAGATATTAGAGAATGCACACTTAAAAAATAATTGGTACTTACTTTCAGATGGCACTTCGTTGAGAATCGAATATTTCAGTTTAATTAATTCATTAATATTTTTTTGATCATACCAATACATTAATCGATCATTTAAATTTTCATAAGAGTAATGATCATCAGAGAATTTCTCAAACTTGCTTATTATATTGTTAAAATACATGTCTAATTTGTCGATTTTATACGTATTGCTCTTCGTCTTGGCGATCATAGTCGCTACTGGATTTATATCACATCCCCAGAAGTCAATACCCTTTCTCTTTGATTCAAAAGCTACTGTCCCACACCCACAAAAAACATCTGCAATTTTATTAATACTTAAATTATGTGACTTTGCATATTCAATTGCCTTAGTAGTTATGAAAGAAGGAAATTTGGCCGGATATGCATGAATTCTATGAACTTTGAGTTCTTTTTCATCTCCTAGACTCCAATATGGGTCTTCTTGAATTGATTCAAAATCTAACTCATTAAAATCTACAATCAATTGCATACCCATGATCCTCCATAATTTCCGCTTTGAAAATCTTACTATCTTTAGTTACTATTGAAACATTAATTATATTATAAACAAACGCGAACAGTACCTCAACCTTTATAAATTGTCAATTATTGATTTGATTCATAATTTACTGCTAAAATATAGGATTAATAAGAACAAACCCATGATTTTGAATCTAGGGTTTGAGTGATCATGAATATTATGAAAGATTACAAATTATTATAAACATTTACTTCGATTTTATTATCAAGCCATGCATCGAAATCATCATAAACTTCAAAAACCCCATCACGCACGGCTTTGCCCATAATCGCGATCGCTTTGCGTCTTGCCTCTTCAAACGCTTTCTTCTGAACTTCAGGGCTCCATCCATCTGTACCCTTCAGCCGTGATACATAAGTTTGATAAACTGCTATTACCGCTGTCTGAACTGCATCTTCAGCAATATTAATATACTTTTCTAGACGCTTATCCTTATTACGCTGTCGAATGTAGTCTGTCCCAGCCTTAATCATCGAGACTAAGAAAGGAACTAGGGCTACAAGCACTGGAACAACAATACTTGTTACGACCATATCAAGCATTTCCTGATTCATTTTTCCTTACCTCCTTCGCGTAGCCAACAATTAAATACTCAAGATTTGGCGTTGTGTTTGCTACGATATTGTTGTGCCAATAGTCGGGGCTATTAATTCGCCCTGTCTTTTGAAGGTACTGGAGATCAGCCAGTGCCTTTTGTTTTGCTTCACTTATCGCCATTTTCTCACCTCTTAATTTGAGTGATTTCATTTCTTGAAGTGGGAAGTAAATGCCCGGGCATGCTGTTGGTCGCCAATGTCGGTGACCATCTACAACTTTGATCGTCGGGACTTTATACTTCAACCATTTGACAAGTTCTATACCTGCGTTAAACTGCACATCAGGCATTTCTTTGTCCTTGCCATCATAATCACCTTGGAATACAACACTTAGCAAATGGCCGTTATGATCAGCGGTGTGTGCCCCAAAGTTAAAGCCTCTGCCTTCAATTACCCATCCGTCCTTCATAACAAGCCAGCCATAGCCGAATCCTGACCAGCCTCTCTTTAGATGCTCTGCATGAGCTTCTTCCAGACCCCACGTCGGGTGATCCATGTGGTGAAGAGCCAGACCATCAATTTCATTAAGACGGTATGGTGACAGCGGCTTCGTCCATTTCAGATTATTTTTAATTATCTCCATATGTCCTCCTTATAACGTCAGCTTAATTCCAGCCAAGGCTGCTGCAAAGAGCAGGCCCCACTTCATTACTGTCACAAAATGCGGGATGATCTTATCTGCAAGCCCGCTGTCTTTAAGTGATGTTTGTATTCGCTCGATAGCAGCAAGCATTTCATCACTAGAAACTCGATCCTTGATCTCAGCCTGCATTTCTTTGATGCTAAGTTTTATCTCTTCATTGGAATTAATAAGGAGCTTCAGATAGACCCTTGTCTCAGAATCCGAATTCGATAATTTTGTATATTGCCTTTCAAGTTCCGTAACCCTGTCATCAAGGCGTTCTAGGGACTTTTCTTGTTTACAAGGATCCATCAGCCGACCTCCAATCGGTTTACTTGACTCCATTTTATCACCTCCTCGGGAGGAGGGATGCGATGCTATCGCACCCCTAATTTGAAGAGCTCTGCCGACATTTCTGCGTTGATTTTTACAAGTTCTTGTAGCGTCGTAGCTTTTACTACTTTCTTCAGATGATTGTTCATTGCAGTGCGGATCTTCTGGATCTTTGGATCATTTGCTTTGAGATTGGCATTGATGTACTTTGTGGTTTTGGACAGATTAGAGGAGATCTTGTTCATGGTATTGTACCTCCGCTCCTCCTGTGTTACGACACTAGACTCGATGCCATTCTCAACATTCTTGTCATTCTTGACTCGTTCCATTTCGTTCAACTTGTCATAGAAGTCTGTCATGGCTTGAGACGAAAAGGCAGGATCTGCTGTAAACGCACCTACTGTAGCTCTTTCAACCGCATTTCCCACTCCGGCACGCTTTGTTGTTGCAGGGAGCAGTATCTGGCCAATTATTCCGGTATATGACCAGATAATGTAATCCATCTGCTTAGGCGAGAGGTTTGTCAGACGACCAATTGCTTTTGCGATCTCAGAAGTGTTGTCATCATACTGATTTTTTCCAGAGTATTTTTGTAAGCCTTGAGAGACTATTGCGCGTCCAGCAAAGTCCTTATTAACCGGCAAGTTCCAAAAAATAGGCGCGAAGATATTGCTGGTGAATGGATCTACTGGGGTGAAACTTGTGGCAATAGTGCCAGCAAAACCTTTGTAGGAACCTGCCAGAGCCCTTTCAAAGAGTGATCCCCACAGTACTCCAAGTTCTCGAGATTTTGGGATCTTCCAAAACGTCCCATCACCTTTCGGGAAGACGTAGTAGGCGTCCTTAGTTCTCTGATCAAGCATCTGATACCTTTCCTCATCATCATTCATACTGACGAGGTAGGAAGCGATCTGTGGCACTGTAATGGCTATCCCGGCTTTTGCCATGCGCTTAAGAGCGCCTTTCGGATCCTTCTTATAATTGAATGCCTGGAAGAACCGGTCTAGACCCTGAACTGAAGCATTCAAGTAAGGCACAAACGGCTCTGCCTGCTTCGTGAGATCACCACCCCGGGCAAAGTTCACAGTGACGTTCTGCGCCGCGTACAAGGCTTTCTCAACGCTTCCAGTCTGTTCAAGAATATAGTTGAACTCAGAGATCCTCGGTGCCTGTTCTGTGATATTGTTGATCCACTCAATCATCTTGAGTGGGACTTTAAATTTCGATGCTGCGCTAGGTTGAAGGAGCTTTGCGTACTGCGTCGCCTCATCTGCTGAAAACTGACCAGAACCCGCACCACCTAGGTTCTTATAGAGTGCCGCGCCACCTGAATCAGTGGCGACCTCATAACCGGCTTTTGCGAGATTTGTCAGGAAGAATAGCGGATTATCCTGAGAACCATAAACATAAGCCGTCGGAATGTCACGGAAGATGTTTCTAAGTGCGAAAAGTGGATTATACTGGGTGATCAAGCCTTTAAAAACACTTGTCACTTTTCTCATAACCGGAGCGTTATTGATAATCCGCGGCAAGCCATTCAGCGATTCCAAAAGCATCTCGTCATTTATCTGGAGGTACTGAGGACTGCCCCCTTCCCAGACCGCGATGACATTATCGAGCTTTTTACTCTGGAACATTCCTATATTGGCCGGGATTTCCTCGGCGAACCTTGCTGCAGCTTCCGGATTTGATCTAACCGTTTCAAGTAAGGTCTGCCCCACCTCGTTGTATCGGGCGGTTCTTACGACCTTGTTGACCATCATCATGACGTTGCCAACCGGATTTGTAAGATCGCGATCCGATCCAGTTGCCTTCTTAACTGGGCTTGGCAGATCCACGAATCGTCTGCCGGGGCCATGCTGGCTTCCGCCCTCGAGATCGGAGAACTCTCGATAAGTCGGGAAGTAGGATGGGTACATGGTGCGCCACTCATCGTAGGTATGCGCATCGATGATACCAGTGTCCACGGCCCACGCCTTCATAAACTGGTCGATCCACCGCGTGACGCTGTCGCCCCATGCACGATATTCAGGATGCTGATATTCTAAGTTTGCTACATAATTTTTAGAGTCATCAGGCGTCATTCCCGGATCTACGGGCTTACCCTCTCTTGCCCGGTCGATGTTGTGTCGTTGAGCCATATACTGCCAGAAGTCCTTGTTGGTCGCAAAAGGTTCGGTAATAGTCTGCCATGATTGACCCAATTCCCTGCCTTTTGTATCAACTAAAGCATGTGTTAGAATCCTTTCGATGGTTCCTGAGACGAGCTTTGAGTTGGCCGCCTTTATTCTTACTGCATCAGCCACCTTGTTTAATGGATGGTTCGTATCGACAACTCGACGATAGAGGTTTGCAAGATCCCCTTTCAGATCTCTTGGCCTCTTCTTTTCGTCCATCTCAATATTGATGGTTGGGATGCTGAATCGTATGTCTGGATTTTCGGTATCGACCGGGTTGTCGCCGATTTCTTGCTTAATCTGGCTCGAACTGAAGGTGACATAGACGTCTCCGACAGGCGGATCCTTTTCATCAAATGAGGTGATTGCGTCGGATACTTCTTTGAATATGACGCCGTCGTGCCCCAGTTCTTTGGCTTTTGCGATATTCCAAGAGTAGAAGTCATCTTGGAAGAATTCAGAATTCTCCACAACATACGGATTTGTGATGTTGAGGTAAAGATCCATCCTCTTACCATACCCTTTGCGCATTGACGCCTCGACGGTCTTCCATCCTTCTTGGTTGTGGCTGTAAAGACTGCTGCCGATGCTATTGACACTACGGACAATGTCTTTAAGACCGTCTATGCCTTCAACTTTATCCACCTCATTGGCTTCCCACATGATGCTGCCGATGGTCTCTTCCCGGTCGAGACTTCCGTCCAAATTGTGATTGGCGTGGCCGATCGCCTCTGCGAAGTATTCCAGGTCTTCGTCGCTCGAAGCAGCGAGAAATGCTTCCAGCGGCTTCAAGTCATAATTCCCAGACCTGTATGTGTCAGCAATCCGTGGGTTATCCGTAAAGAAAAAACCTAGCTTTGCGGATCTAGAACCGGTATATTTGCCACCTTTTGAGGCGTCAAACACAGTAAATTCTGCCCCAGTCCCATGGTATACCTGCTTCAAAGACCCATCATCGTTACGAACCTTGGAATCCTTGAAGGCCTGTTCAATGTCTTCCTTTCTGGCAACGCTGAATTTCTCCCGATTCTCCCACGCACTCTCACCAACGCCTTCTTTTCTTCCCTGCCAGACGTTCGGCCTCGGCACGTTTGTCGTCCCATGGGCGGTTCTCTCACCTTTAACGTCAACTACCTCAAAAAGGTAATGGTCATCGATCAGATGTCTGGCAGACTCGAAAACGTGATCATTTTCTGCGACGAGAACAGGTCTATGGCCTCCGAACTCAATAGCGTTTTTCTTCAGATGCGCCATTAGTTTCTTCGGTTCAAGCGCCATCTCTGACGGTATTTCTTGAATTCCGCGTACTGTGAGCCTCGGTGACATATAGAAGATTGTCGAGTAACCTTCTGAAGATTTAAGCATTTGCCCTAGAGCGACCATATCGGTTGAACTTCCAACCTTATGACCTAGGAGAGCATGTGGTTTGTCTGGCTTCAACAGCTTATCCTCACCGTTGTAAAGGTCATTGATGTAGAAGTCATTATCCTTATTCATACCGTTCGGTATCACAGCATACTGGTTGCTGTTGATGATGATGTGACCCTTAAACTCAACAATGTCCTTCAGCATAATCTCATAGCGACGGGTCGCGTCAAAGTCAGGACCAGAAGGATTAGGAACGCCAGATGGGTGGTTATGCATGAGATAGAAACCTGTAGCGTCCATACTCTTGGCGAAGTTAATTTGTGTGTTGATCCAATTATTCTTTTGTTTATCATCTTTTCCGGCGAATATCGCTGAAGATCCCGGCATCCTTGAGGATACCCCTGTGTGGGAGACAATTTTTCCCGTGTCATCAACAAAGAAGATCCTCATAGTCTCAAACCGCGGATCTCTAAGCACCTGTGCCATGACAGCAAGCTCGTTGGTATTCTTGACTGTCTTACCGACAAGATCGACCTTTCCGTCTGCGAGGAACTTCTTGGTGTAATCCCGAGCAATCGTCTTAGTCTTCAGCGTGCTGAACTTCGCCTCGAAGTCGTTTAGTGCCGCCGCCCCCATATGGGCTTCCACTTCAGAGACTTTGAGGTTAGACACTAACTCTGCTACCTTTGTGTTGCTTTTGAAATATGAAAACCTCTTTACAACCTTCTCATCAACTGGCAGAGATCTGTGTCCGCCTTTATACTCACTGAAGATCTGGGCGATCGCCTTATCGTTGAAAAAGGGTTTCACGACTTCCTGACTAATATTCCGGCCTTCGTTGTTGACCATTTTGAACTCCGTCAGTACCTTCCAGTAGTTGTGTTCGTTAGAGAACTGCTTGAACTTTGGCTCAAGGCCCCACGACTTACATAGCTCGAGGTAGGCTTTCTGATTTTCCTGAGGCGTCCTGTTAATGTCCCACCACTCAGTGATGTCAGGCTTTCTCGGCTTTTGCTTCTTGCGGTCTTTATGGTTCTGACCGCCAGCGGCCTGGTTCTTCTCCCAGTCGATGACAGACTCATTCTGGGTGGTTGTGTAATCCTGCCATCTCTCAAAGCCCTGCCCTTGCGTAGCGCGGTTCTCTCTGCTGAGTCCTGAAATATGGTACGGAATGATGTTGTCTATGGTGTCCATCGCCATAAGCGCGCGGATGTGATCGTCGTTGATTCCCACCACCGTGGTGCCAACCGTATTACTGAAAAGTCGACGAAGTTCGACTGCAGTCTCGTAAGCCATACCCTCGATGCCATCAAAGACAGGCTTGCCGTTTTTCATTCCTGTTTCACCCAGCGGCATCAGGGAGGTGTTGATCATCATTCCTGTGTTACCCATGGCTCTTACGAAGTTTTCCATCTTAGTATATGCGAAGCCTTTAAGCCCAACAGAAGACATGTCAGCGATGGCCTGCATCGCGTCTAGAAGATGTGGAACCTCAAAGTCAGACCACGACTGCCATCTGAGTCCGCCATCAGCATTAAACCTCTCGACGACCCTTTTATTTTTGAAAGACTTCAGGATCTCCCCACTGTACTCTGTGCGGCTCTCCTGCATCTTGATCTTGGCAGATGCCCCGAGTTTGGTTTTGAACTCTTTATAGACGTCCGGATGCTCTTCGTATAGTCGGTCGAAGCCTTCCTGGCTGAGGAATAGTTCCGGATCAAGATCTGGGTACTTCTCGATAAATTCGTTGGCATACTGTCCTTGTCTGGATCTTCGGGTGTCAACATAGCAGATGCCGCAGGAGACTTCTTTTCCTGCTTCGAGCAATGCTTTTCTTACGGCAAAATAATCCGTAACTGACAGGGCGGATCCCTTATTCTTCTGGATTGCTTCGATTGTCCCTTGCAGGATCAATCTCTTCTTGCACAATGTCGAAAAGTCAAGGCTCTTGCCGTAATCCTGATTGTCCTTGAGCGCGGTATAATTCGGATTTGGATCATAATCCAGCCGTTCAATATTGTTGATGACGATGGCCATAGCATTGTCGACGCTCTCCAGCCATTCAAGTACTTTTTCCCTCGAGATGTTTAATTTCTTTGAGATGCCTTTAACTGCGGCTTCTTTGGCTTCAGGTGTCCAAGTACGTACACTGTAGATCGGGGCGGCAGAACCAGACTCAATATCAACTGAAGCAGCTTCTCTAAGTCCAAATGCATTCTGAACAGAGTCTCTCCCCATGATCTCGGTAACGACATCCTCAAACTGCTTTTGGAACTCCTTAATCTGCATCTCAGTCATGACTCCGAGGTTACCAGACTCTTTCTTGTCTCCCTTAAGAACCTTATTGATCAAATCTCTAATGACGCGGACGAGTTTCTGCGCCGTTGTGGCGTCACGTTCGTAGAGGTTCTGCCAGAACTGCCGGTCAGTAAAAAGGGAACCGGCCTCCTCGGCCAGCATCTCCTCGATCAGAAGTTCCCGGTCGTTTGCGAGCCGCTCTTGGTACTCCGTGTCCTGGGCGTATTTGGCGAGTTGGTTCTTGATCTTCTCTGTCGTCATACTGTCCCCGACCACAGCGCGAAGTTTCTTGTAAAGGTCGTTGTGTTTGGTGTTGACGTGATGCAGGAACTCATGGCCAAGGACGTCCAGAACGACCTTCCCGTCGTTTGTCTCGTCGGAGTTGATGAAGATCGTGTTAGACTCCCGGGCGGAAAACATCCCTCTCGTGTTGGCTCGTCCGCCGCGATAGAAGACGACATCGGCCCCGAGACGCTTGCCGAGGACCTGGGCGTTCTTGAAACCGATCATTGCAGGCATGCTGAGTTCTTCGGAGGAGACAATTTCTGCACCAGTAAGCGCTTTGACGTTGGCGATACGTGTGGCAACTTCGGCATCGTCTATCAGTCTGACCGGTAATGCTTGCCTAGATTTTCCCTGTTCGGCGGCTCTTGCCTCAGAGAAGGTCTTCAGGGCTTTCCACTGATTAAAAGCCGCACTGCCTGTGTCTGGGATGCCCTTCAGCGCCATGACGGAGCGGACCATGCGCGGTTCTACGCCTAACTCTTTGGCGATGTCCTTGCGGCGTACGCCGTCCATGGCCATGTCAACGATTTGCTGATCTGTGCCGTCCTCGACGGCCAGGGCGAGATCCGACTCCATTTTCTTCAGTACGGTCTTGTTCATCTTTGACGTGTCGATGATCGGCATGAACTCAGGCTTCTTTGGCTCTATTGTTTCCACCCTTGCGAGTTCCGGAAGGTTCGGCATTCGGTTCTTATAAGCCTGTTCCTTGGCCATGTCGAGAATGTCCAGGGAAGCATAGCCTCTTAGGATGCTCTCTCTAATAGCTTCCGGTGTGGTGTTCTCGATCTCGTCCTGGAAGGCTTCCCATTCCTGCATGGACTCGACCTCATTGGACTCGGACTGGAGGATCTCCTTTTGGTAGTTGATCATCTTGTCCATGATCTGGTCAGCAGCTTCGACAAGTTCTGTTTGGGCGTATGTCTCCCCACGATACTTCGTGTCTTTCGCTTTTTGGCCTTCATCCGATGCACCTTTTCGCTTCTCGTACTCGGCAACTTGCTTGGTATAACCTTCAAGATCGTAGGATACCTGAGGCGCGGTCTTTTCTCTGGCGTAGTCGGCAATCATGCCCGGTGCGGCAATCGCACCACCGGCGGCACCACCCGCCAATCCGAGGCCGAAGGAGTAGAGATCACGAGTCGGGTCGAAAATGCCATTTCCGCCATCTGAGTATAGTGGGATATCCTTACCAGCGATGATGCGGTCGACTGCTGCTTCCCACCAGTTCTGTTTAACTTCTTCAAAGCCCTCACCGAAAGTGCTCTTCAAGAACTCTGTGGCTTTGCTCATACCGCCTTCCCTGAATGCTTTGTTGACACCTCCACTCTCGAGGACGCTCTGGCCATAGGCGTTGACGAACGCTACGAAGAAAGCCTTGCTGTCATCCATACCTTCAGCGAGGTTACTCTGGTACTTCTGTGAGAAAATCTTCGCGCCCAGCGGCAGGGTCTCTGGACTGATGACCGCGCGCTTTGCAAGTTCGACCATTGCGAGTTTGCGGGTTTCTTTAGTCAGGAGTTTCTTTCCGATCTCTTTCGCACCCATCTGCGCGACGGTGCCAGTAGCACCCGTTGCCATGGCCAGAACGATAGTAGTCAGCATATCCGGGACGAAGGAAGTGAAGTCGTAAAGGAAACCCTTGATCGCATCTTCACCTACGACGGCTTCGCGATTGATGCCAGCCTGCTCAAATTGCTCTGCACCACGATTGAGTTGATCTTGTGCGGTTTGGCGTCCAGCGACAAAATCTGCGGATCGTCCAGTTTCGATCCGACGCGCATTATACCCGTCCTGCCCGGCAAGACCTGCTAGTGTGTTACCGGTTGCCTTAGTGCCGAGCCACCAGTCGGAGAGACTTTGGGCGATGACCTTTAGCTTGCCGTCCACAGGAAATCGCTCGTCTATCTCAACTCTTGCCCTGTTTACCGCCTGCTCGTGCTGGATGTCGCCATAGAGAGCATCTTGAGTCGCTTTCTTGAAGGCTGTATCAATCTGGTACTGCTTTAGGCTCTGAGGATCCAAGGTATTGGCCGCCAGTGTGAGCCAAGAGTCCTCGTCGGCAGGGTTAGCCGCGATGCTGGTTCTGGCCTGCTCCACGAGAAGCTTCTTCTTCACGGTGTCCGGCGTTGGAGCCTGCTTCAGCAGGGTCTGCTTCTGTTCAGCGAGATCCTTATAGGCAAGAGGATTAGACGAGGTCATCGTCTTCTGCTGGGCCTCGATCTCCCTGAGGCGCATATTATGCTCTTCCTGCTCCTTCTCCATCCGGTCTTGAATGGTGGCAGGCGTAATTCTTGGCGCAGTGACAAAGCCCTGGCGCTTTGGCTGGAGAGGGTTTTCGATCTGTGGTGCGATGCTCTCGACGGTTGTCCCCTTGGGCTCATTGTATCGGGTTGACTTGAAGCGCTCGAACTCGTCAGTCTTTCTAGATTGGACAAAGCGCTCATACTCCGTCTGCTTTTTCTTGCTCTTGTCGTCGTCTCTGATTAACACAGGCTGGCCTCCTTGTCTTTAGGATCGGGCTAGTCGATTGGAATACTCAGCATCTTCATGAGCCGGAACGCTTCCTCATCCGAAAGCGCAGATTGACGGATCATGGTGCCGACGTCTTTTTGTGAATATCTTGGAATGTCGATGATCTGACCACTATCTGGATCTACCGTTTTCTTGGTCGTACCGATCATGTCCCATGCCCGGCTGAACATGTCCTTGAACACCTTGGATTCGCCCTCCACTGCCTGGGTAACGTTGTTTGGATTAGCTGGATCTTTTGACCAGGCAAATTTTTCTCGGTCTAGAGCGAGATTGCCCCACGAGATCGCACGACTTGCGGCGGCGTTAGCCTGATCCGCCTGAAATGACTTGAGCCACTGTCCATCTGCGACTTTGTCTCGGTCTTTCTGATAATCGAAAGTTGTCTGCCACTGCTGGTCAGATACCGCGGCACGTTCTTTGTTGAATTCAAACTGCTGGTTCCACTGCTGGGTAGAGGTGTCAAAGGACTGTTGCCACTGGTTGTCCTGCACAGAGTCTCGGGACTGCTGGTAGTTGGCCCCGTAAGCCCATCTGGAGTCGTCAACGAGGGCTGAGTTTCTTTGAGCCGTAACGGTTGCATTCATTTCGAGCTCCTTGAAGCTGGCGGCTCGGTTGTTGTCGGCGATGGCTTTCTTCAAGTTGTTGACCAGGTTGATCTCCTGCTGATTGAGCGCGGTCTTCTGTGTGTCTGCGTTGGCGACGATCGCGCCCTGATCTGAGGCGACCCCGCCGGAAAAAGAGGTACCCTTGGCCGCGGCGGTCTCGTTGGCCCTTTGCATGTTGCGTGCCGCGCCAACGTCAGCTTGGTCTCTGAGAGGCTGAAACTGCGCCGGAGCGTCTTTGATCTGCTGGTTGTAGTCTGAGTTGACCTGGTCCCTCGCGGCCTTGATGGCCGCCGCTTGCGCCGCCATCTGGGCGTCGAAGGAGCTGTTGATCAGCGCCGCGTTGTCCGGGACACTGGCCTGTTGCGCGGTTCTTTGTATTGCGTTGAACCCTGTGCCGTCGGCGTTGGTGCTGTACCCCGCGGCATTGCGGATGGCTTCCGCAGCGTCCCGTGCCGCCTGCATGCCCGCTTTGTCTCCGGAAGCGTTGGCTGCCGTCCAAGCGTCGCCCGCGGCTTTGACTTTCTTCTGGTCTTCGGCGTTTAGTGTTATATCGCCAGTTTTAACTGCCATATCATCACCTCTGGTCTAAGTATATGAAAGGTTAAGGTTTATGCCTGCAATCGGATCGCGTGCAGTTGGGTGGCGTTGTTTCCGGCGCTGTTGGTGCTGGTTGCCGCTTTGATGGTGCCCGCTTGGCTGGCTATGCCTTGCAGTTTAATAGTCGTTGTGCTCGTCAGGGTGATCACAGCGGTCACCGGGATACAGACCGTGGCGTTTGACACCGAGGCCTGATAGACCTCGCCGCTGGAGTAGTGCGTGGTTCCGTCTGTAATTCTAGCGCCGTGGTGGCGGGCTGTGGTGGTACTTCTGAGCGCTGTCAGTTGCCCTGTAATCAGCCAAGTTCCAGCCCCAAGGGATAGGGACACCGAGTCGTACCAATTGTTGGCGGAAGACATGCTTACGTCTGCGGACAGGACGCCGGTGGCGTAGTTGATTGCGCCGGAAGGCCCCTGCGGTCCTGTGTCGCCCTTGACACCCTGTATGCCCTGTATGCCCTGTGGGCCGGTATCTCCGGTGTCACCTTTTGGACCTTGAACACCTTGTGGTCCGGACTCGCCCTGAGGACCCTGTAGGCCGGTGTCACCCTTAGGCCCTTGAGGCCCGGTCTCGCCCTGAGGTCCTGCCGGGCCTTGCACACCTTGCGGACCCGCTGGCCCCGGATCGCCCTTTTCTCCTTGTCCTGTGGCTTTGGCGTCGACGTCGTCTGCCGTGTACATCCAGACTTTTTTATTCGGATTAATCTGAACCAATACTCTGGCCATGCACATTCCTCCTATAAAAATAGGGGGTTTACACCCCCATCAGTTTCTCTAAAAGTTCGACTCGTTTCAGCAGTCCGGCCACGTTGTTTGGGCTACCTTTTGACTTCTCTGCGGCGATTTCTGCTCTTACAGATTCAGATTGTAACTTTCCGAACTCCTTGGCCTTTGCTAGTCTCTCCTCATGTGTCATACCGTCGTCCCTCCCAGCATTGCGTCGATGACCGCAGTCAGGTTCGCTACCTGCGACCGCAGTTCATCAATCTCCGGCGTAACGTCTTTCGGCTTCAGTTCAGGGTACTCCACGGCGACGCCGTTCTCGTACTTAAACCACCCTCCGTTGATACCTACCGGCACCGACGGCACGTCGTACGGAATGTAGCCGGGGTGCTCGTAGGTGATCGCGTCGCGGATCACGTTTTTCTCGTCTACTTTGATATAAAACATATCAGCCCTCCTCTAATATTTATGTGTGACCTTCACGGTTCTCTGATCGCCGGTGGTGCCGCCGTCTTTAGCCACACCTATTTGCTCGTAACTGAGGTAACCGCCTGTTTTGTAGGCCTTTCTGATGTACCCACCCTTGAAAATCTCGAGGTACGGCGAAGAATCGCACGTCACGGCGAGATAATCTCCCTCTGCTTTCAGCGCCACGGATTGATGATCGTCCACTGTCAAGCCGGTAAAAGTCTGTAAAGTGAAGGACGATCCTCTCCTCTTGTACACATTTACGCCCGTAGCGAGGCCAAAGAAAAAGAAAGTTTCATCTTCAGAAATGTCCGCGGAATACCCCGCGGCACTTGGCACGGTGTCAAAAGGTGTGGCGAAGTAGGTATAAAATAAAGGGTCTCCTGCGTCTAAGTAAATACGCGCATAAGGCGCACCCGAGATCGCACAAGACAAGTACTTCCCTGTACTGCTGTACTTCAGGCCTTTAGCCGAAAAACCTGTATTAGAGTAAATTCTAGTAAAACTGTCCCCGTCGCGTTCATACACATACACGCCGTTCGTCGACATCCCCGCGGCGAGCCTCAACCCGTCAGGGCTGAAACTTAAAGCGTTGACCGTTGTTGTCGGCGGGTTGGACGGGTTGGATATTTTTGTGTAAGTATCCCCGGTTTTTTTATAAAGGCTAAGGTAGTAAGTAACCCCACCGACAGCGAGATACTGGTCATCAGGTGTCAGATCTATCGCGTATACATTGCCTCCCGGAAGGGCGTCTAGGATATCGATAGCCGTGAATACGTCTCCGCTTCGACTGTAAACTTTTATCTGGGAGGATCCGCACCCTACGAATAACCGCGTACCGTCCGAGTTAAACTTAAGTGCGTAGACTGCTCCGCCAGGGAGGGTTGCCGGATTGTCGAGTTTGGTAAAAGTGTCCCCTTCCCGTTTGAACACTATCAGATACGGTGTGGAGGCGGAACCGAGGGCAAGATACACGCCGTCCGGACTCCAAGCGCAGGCGTAGGCTATGTTAGTGGGTATTCCGCTCGGTGTGCTGAGTTCGGTGTCCGGGTGCTTCGAGGTAAGGCCGACTACCTCGCCCGCTTTTATGGTCTCTCCGAAAGTGGCGACCACCGCGATTCCGATCTTGAGCGGCCCGCCGCCGGTGTTGACTTTTCCTCTGGCCATAGGCCACCTCCTAGTAGTCGTCTGCGAGGACGATCATTTTCTTGACCTCACCGATGCTTCCGTCTTCCTTGGCCACGCCGATCTTACGGAATCCTGAGATCTCCGGCGCGTTGTAGAGTTTCACCGACCCTCCTGTGAGGACATGGACGTAAGGCGACTCGGCGCTAGCGGCGACTATCATTGACAGGTCGGCTCTTATAGCAAACCCTTGAGCGTAGGCCGAAGTCGATAAAAGTGCGTTCACTGCGGTGCCAAAGACATCCCCGTCGCGTTTTGAAAGATATAGTCTGGACATATCTGATGGCGCGTAGGCGACGATATTATTGTCCGGGCTAAAGCGCATGGATCTTACCATCTCTCCGTGCGATAACGAAAGGGACATATTACTGAACACATCCCCTACCCGCTTAAACATTCTAATCCCGCCGCCGGGAGCATCGTAGGCCACAGCAATGTGCCGCCCACTCGGGGAGAACTCAATCCACAGGAAGGCATAGGTACTTGTTGTCTCATAGATTTTAGTCAGCGTTGTACCCTCTCTCTTGTACACCCTGAAGTAAGAGGAAGCTGAGTTTTGCCCAAGCACGAAGTAAGTGCCAGTCGGGTCTACCGTGCAGGACGCGCTTGAGTTAGTATCTGCGGGGTTTGCCAGATTAGAGAACGTATCCCCGCTCCGTTCATAGACCACCATGAAAGGCGAGGTGTTCGTCGTTACCATCAGATACTTGCTGTCCCCGCTCCAAGCGATGGCGGTGGGCGACGCTGTGGGCAAGACCGCGGGGTCTGCGAGTTTCGTCAATACGCCGTCTACAAATTTATAGATGTTGATGCAGGAGGCTCCGCCGCCTACCGCAAGATACTCTCCGTTCGGGCTCCATTTATGGATACGGGACAGAAACGCCACGGCTGGATCTGCTTGTTTCGTGAAAGATGTTCCGTCAACGGTGTAGATGTGAAGGTAAGGGGCGGCATTGATGCCGACACTCAGCAGACCTTTTGGTTCGTTGAACTCTGCGCGATAGGCGGCGGAAGGCACGGCCACGTCAAAGGTGGCGGTTATTTTGGTGGTGGGTAGCGATGCGACCTTGGTGCCGACCGGGGCGTCTTTGACGACACTCTCCGCCAGCTCGTAGGACTCTTCCGTGGAATAGATCTTGGCGCCGCCTGCCGATTCTATAGGTCCTCTGGCCATCCTACTTCACCACCTCGTAGGAGAAGTCCATGGCCGCGGTTGGATCGGTCTTGGCGTAGAAGGTGATCGTGTCTGTACCGCTCTCGTTGGTCGGGCAGAGTTCGGCGGCCTGTGCGATGTCGTGGGCGTCCTTGTCTAGGGTGATGCGCACGGTGTCGGTGGCGGTGATACCGCTGACAGTGAGCACGAGTTTTCTCGCATAATCACCCGTGGCGGCTTCCCACCCGGTCGAGGTGATTGTGCTGGTGCCTTTGACGACCTTGGCCTGCGGAGCGAAGGTGATCCACTTGCTGGTGGTGGTGTCCCACACCAGTGCGTCCCCGTCAGCCACCCCTGTGACATTGACGTCCGGGGCGTTGGAGAGGTTCAGCGCACCCTCGGGTAGTGATCCAGCCACGACGCCTTGGATTTGGAGATCGATATAGGTCTTGATCGCCTCTAGCGTACCCTGCACCGTACTGGCAGAGACGCCAGTGATCGGCGTCATACCGACGTTGGCCGCTCCGGAAGTTGAGACCAACAGATCGATGACGCCGTTCAGAGCAACCCTGAGCTCCTCGGGGCTGGAGTCGTACCAGTCCTGAAGTTGTTGATACGTCATGCCGTTGATGGTGTTAGGCCGCCTGTCCAGCATGCGGTGTGTCTTGGCGAAAGCGGTTATCTTATTGCTGATAAGTGGCATTATCTCACCTCACTCAGATTCTGATAGGTAATGTCGATGGAGCTAAACCCGAAGAACTCATTGATCACGCCGGAACTCGTGAGCCGGACTTGAAAGCGCTGGATGTTGCGTGCGTCGTCCACCCGAACCTTGAAGGCTCGCACGGTGCGGTTGGTGTCGTAAGACCAGTCGCCATAGTCCACCACACCATAGTCGAAGAGATCCATGCGCTCGGTATGCACCACGCCGCTGGAACCTTCTTCGGTGGCGTATTCCACCGCGAGCTTGGCTTGGTTCCAAGGCTTCATCCCAATGATGAGACTCTGAACGAGCTTGGTCTGATCGTCTCTCTCGAAAGTGGTGATGATACTGGAGAAGTATGCGTTGATCACGGCTCCGTCGTCGTTATATGGGTAGAGGTCGCTTCCGTCTTTTGGCTTCACTCGGTAGACCATACCTCTGTCGTTTGATCCAAAGAGAAGATCGCCATCCTCGGCCCAGACATTGACCGGCAAATTATCCCACGGGTACCACACAGGCTGGTATCTCCCTGTGGCTTCGTCCTGCACGAAGGTGTTGTAGTCACACACCCACACTGTGCCGCCTGTTGTGGCCAGATAGTACTTGCCCTTATAGTCGATGCCCTCTCCAACTCCTACGGCCTTGATGCCCGTAAGGCTGGAGATTGGAGACACGTTGCGCTCGTCACGTACGTTGGTTCCTACGACTTCGTACACACCCTCGTCAGATAGGAAAACCGGATTGTTGTTCAGGATCTGGATCGACCCTGCGCTATAGGCTCCTCGCTCTCGGCTAAGAGGGACGCTTGGAAAGTGCGTGACGGTTCTGCCATAGGCGTCCTCTTCAATCGACCAGTTTCTCAGGTAGACACTGCGGCGCTTTAGGACGACCATGCGGTCGTACTGGACGGCGTACCCCACGACGGGATCTGTGTCTCCACCGATGCGATCGAAGTTGGTGTCCGGCCAGTAGGTTGGGTCGTAGGCACCTGAGAGCGGGAGCCCCGTCCACCAGTCGATGTGTGGGTAGTCTGGATTGCCTGTGACGAAGACCCTCGAGTCATTTGGCCCACCGTAGACATGGGCCACGTGGCACTTCTTGATTCGGCTGGCGTCGGCGTAGCTGTCCTTCTTAACCTGCACCTCAAGATTATTCGTGCCCGCACCTGGATCCGCCACAAGGGTCAGAACACCGGTGGTAAGGTTGACGGAGTAGTCGGTTGTCACTGTCTTCAGCGCCCCGTTCAGCCAGACGAATTCCAGTGCGTCCAGCGGCGCGCCGTGGATCTGGTAGGTCTTGGTCGCGGCTACAGTGGAAAACTTCTGCTTGAAGCGTGGCTGAAGCAGATTTAGATCCTCCACTCTCGTGCCGCCGCCGCCTGGAGGCGTTCCAATCAGGAAGGTCGGGATGTAGGCGATCGACTCCGCCGTCACGAAGGTGGTGCCGTTGAAGACTATGAAGTTGGTACCGTCTAGAATACACAGTTTCGTGGCCAGCATGAAGCTTATGGACTTTGAGGCAGCCATGCCGGAATAGGCCTCGACCGGTTGTTCACCTAGGGTGTCGTAGATGTAGAGCTTGGTTCCGTGATGGATGATCCGGATCGTTGTACTGTCGGTGTCGATCCACTTATGGATCCCGAGGATCGCCCCAGCGCCAAGACTTGTAGCGAATAGCTTCTCATACCCAGTTCTCATCTCCGGAGTGCCTTCGTCATCCAGCACACAGTTCATCATTGCAGGAGAGCGACGCACGTCCCGTGTGCCGGTCACATCTACGCCGAGAAACTGCCGGATGGATAGCGGCGGGTTCTGCCGCGGGAGCCGCGTCACTGGCCTGATCATCCGTTATACCTCACTCTCCGTGGCAGCCGGTTTCCTGCTCTGATGTTCTCGAAGCTGTCGTTGTAAAGGCCTAGCCACACCTGCGCCCTTGCGGAGTCATACTCGGTGCCCTCTTCGGACAGGAACTGGTAGTTGGCGTACTGGCACAACACCCTCGGATCCACATACCGCTCATCGATCGGAAGAGCCGCGGTAAGATTCGACAAGGTGAGCTCTGCGGGAAGGTACTCGTAAGCGATGAGAATGATGGCGTTTGAAAGTCCGTTCACCTCCACCGACTCAATCTGGCTCACGTTGTAGTCATACCGAACGCCATCCAGCGTAATGGCACGGATCCGGATGCAGTCGTGTGTTAGATCAGAGAGGTCAAAGCGCCCGTATTCATCCAGTGTGATCTCCTCTGAGAAAAGCGGGCCGAGACGCTCGCGGGCGATCTTGCGCGCGGCATAGTTTATCCCGGATAGGAACCGAGTCGCGTACTCGAGGCCTTTATTGGTGTAGACCCCGCCGGTCTGCACCATTGTTTTTACGTTATACGTGTTGCGGGCGCACTCCTGAAGTGCATCGCCCAGTGTCCAAGGCATTTACATCACTCCCCGTACAGGTAGTTGTTGATCAGTGGTCGACGGATGTCCCTCGCCAGGGCCTCGGCCATATTGGAAAGTTTTCTGTCCTCTTCCGCCTCAGCCTTTTCGTTCTGCTGGTCAACGTAGTCGAGGATCTCACCACGTTTATTCAACCACACAGTGTGGCGCCAGTCGGCAATGAGATCCCGGTCGACCTCTCCATATTTCACCTTGGCAAACGGTCCACCATTGAAGGTGACGTGATATTCTTCCTTCTCGTAATCGAAGGCAATGTCGAAGCGTTCATCGATGTCGCGTAGTTCATTCCTCAAGTGGTGGCACTTCGCGCCTTTGGGGTCAAGCATGAATATCCTCCTCAAAGTGAAAAAAGGGAAGGAGTCTTTAGGCTCCCTCCCTCATTCATTGTTCTTATACCTCAGTGATGTCGTCCAACCTACCGAAGGCGTTACGTGCAAACATCCCAAGTTCCATGTAGCAATATAGGATGGCTTCGTATGCGTCCTTTCCAGTGACTCTGGAGAGGATTGCGCCGTCCATGTCCATCCAGTCGTAGTCTGCGAGCTTGTACATCTTAAGCATGCTCTCGTCCACGCCGAATACCTTGTTCGCAGGCAGGAATTTGTCGACTATGATCGGGAGGTTGTTGAAGGCGATGGTGGAGTATCCACCCTTAAGCTCCGTCTTGTTGACGATCTGCTTCTTCGCATCGAGAACCGCCTGATACGCACGTCTGACGCCGTAAGTCGTATAGAGTGCACTGACGTCGCCTGCACCTGCCTGCTCGACGGTATCGATCAGAGTCTGAAGAAGCGTGTCAGAGATTGCTCTGTTGGAGCCACCGTTGGCAAGGATTGACGCCTTATGCCAAGGGTAGGATGCGACTGCGAGTTGCTGAAGGGCTCCGTAGCCACCACCGATGTCTGCGTTGTCGACGATGCCCTGAATACCCATAACTTCGAGGTTTCTGGATCCGCCGACGTAGACAGCGTAGGTGTTGTTAGTCGTGATGGCCGCGCCGGAGATGACAAAGCTTGTTGCGTTTGTGACGGAGACAACCGTTCTGCCCACTGCACCCGTACCAGTCGTGCCGTCAGCCGCCACGAGGACATCAATAGACATTCCTGCTCTCAGGAACGCGGTGGAAGCGACGACGACTGTCGTAGAAGCAGAAGTTGTGCCGCAAGTCGTGAGTCTGCCTGTGCCGTCGCCGGCGAGCATTCTATTGACCGCGTTCTTAAGGTCGCGGGTGACACCCTTGATCTCGGAGTCGACTGCTCGGATGAAAGCACCAGCGTCGTTCTTGGCGGCCTTGATGGACTGACCAGTAAGCTGAATGCGGCCATACAAATATCTCATCGGAACGATGGACTCTTTGTAAGCCTGTTGGCCTGCGTCCATCAGCGTAGCGCCTTCAGCGCGCGCACCGATACCTTCGTTTCGGCCATAGTGCATAGGGATCGTGAAGTTCTTACCGACGACAGAGTCGAAGTCTGTGTCAATACGCTTCAGGAGTTCGTTGTCGTTGTTGAGCTGTTCTCGGATCGGGCCGAGATACTGAGTTTTCAATACACTATCTAATGTGCTAAGAGTTGCTGGCAAAGGCTACACGTCCTTTCGTTATGAGCGTTTGAGTTGTTCGAGGGCGGCCTTTCTAGCCTCCTCGAAAGTCTTCGGTGTGGTTGCCGCTGGTGCAGAGGCACCTCCACCTATCTCGATGGGTTTGCCGCCTGACCTGACGGACTCCAGATAATTCTTGATGTGGATGTCGGGTTTAGTAAGGTCTAGAAGCTCCGGGAGTTTCTCTGTGACGACGAGGGCGAGCCCCGTCTTCATGTCTGTGCCTGAAGCTTCTGCGATCTGTCTGATCCGTTCAAGGTTGTCCGAAACAAACTTGCCGATCTTAGGATCGCTGACGAGTTCTTTCTCTTCGGCAGTGAGGCGCTCTTTGCGCTCCACCTCGGCCAGTCTTGCTTTGGCTTCATTGGCTTCACGCTCGACCTTGATCACTTCAGGATCCTTGCCTGTACGCTCTGCCTCAGCCTCGAGTTCCTCCTGCTCCTGTTGATGCTGAAGGTACTGAAGATACTCTCCCGGCTCCATGCCTGCTGCTTTCGCTTGTCGTTCAATCACGCTTTTGTAGGGAGAAAACTCTGCCTCCATCTTCTTGCGCTCGTGTCCGAGTCTTGCGGCGAAGGCTTTTGCCGGATCCTTCTCCTTAGTGGAGTCGGTCATCTCAGTGCTTTCCGTAGTCTGCTGGTCGGCGGCACCAGTGTCATCTGCACCCGTTTCGACATCTTCAGCAAAGAGTTGTAGATTGAATTTATATGGTCTTACCATGATGGTTCCTCCCATGCGGCGTCCATGAGATCTTAACGCCCGTCTTTGATTTGATAATACAACAGCATAAAAAAGGCACCCGCAATGGGTGCCAATAAAAGGGGGATTTAGATGGCGTCAAGAATAGTTGGATCTTGCTTGATAGCGGCCTGCTCCTCAGGTGATAATGCACCGATCACACGCCCCATGTCAAGATCGCCGGTGTCATCCGCTTCTACTTGGGCTGGTGAGGCCTGCATCATAGCCTGCATAATGTAGGTCATGTGCTCCTGAATGTGAGCGTCGATGATCGACTGAGATTCCGGATCCATTCCCTCATACTCTGCACCTTTCCTGAACTTGTTGTGCTGGGCGACGTGTACTTCGTGATGGAAGAAATCTCTCGTGATCGGACTGAAGTCCAGCTTTGCCCATGCGGCATTTTCATTGAGTGCCTGCTGAACGTCGATCTCGAGGCCATCATACAGGTCATCGGTGATGCCAAGCTCAAGCATGCGGATGATAAGGTCGCGATCCATCTGCGGATTGAGTACCTGCATGTTGATCAGTTCAAGGACGTACTGTTTGCGGGCGGCGTTTGAGAGCTGAGTGAGGCTCATGTCCTCAAAGCGGATATCCGTAGAGGTGAGATCCGACCCACGAAACTCCAGCGATTCCATGCGCTTGTTCTGTCCAACCAGCTGGACCGTCCTTGCCTCGTCATATTTAAAGCGGATGATCTTAAGCAGATAGCTCATGTACTTCTGCTTAAAGCGGCCATACTTGGCCACTGTTGGAGCCAGTTTAGTGTCGTCCTGCTCTTGAAGGAGTTGAATAGCCACGCCTGAGTTGACGCCTGTCGGCGTGGATCCGTGGCTGACCTCCTGCTGGGAACTGATATACATGAACTCCTCAATGCACTGCTCGACATTCTTATAAACATCTGCTCCCAACGAAGCTGGCTGAAGCATGATGGGTGGATTAAAGCCTTTGCGATACCAAATGACCGTTCCTGGCGCTGAGTCGATCTCGTCGTCGATGATCGCTCCGTCCTCCGCAGCCCATTTTGGGTTGGCCATAAGGTTCTTGTTCTCGATGATCTGGCCCCTCGATTTGTTGTACTCTCGCTGAACTGGAATCAGCTGTTCGACGATGCTGGTGCCAATGACCTTACCAGGAACCGGGATATGGATCAGAGGGAAGATCGGGATCTCGCGATCTGTATTGTCTTTCTCGCCAAAGCCGATATCTTCTTCATACCATAGCTCAACCCCGCCAGCCACTGTGATCCTGCGTCCTTTTGGATACTCATGGCTCGGTGACTCCCAGTACTCCTTGACAACTGCACAGTTTCTCGCCTTCACCGACTTTGACCCAAATATATTGGACCCTGAGGTCAACGTCTTGAGCTTGCCCTCATAGATGCTGGCGGCGGTCAGCGTGTCGTCTGCGGCTACTTCCTTGCCATAGACTGCCTTGATGTACTCTATGGTTCGTTGGCGCTCATGAATGATCCAGCGCACGTCGCTCCATCTGGAGGCTGATGGATCCCATTTGACCTCAAAAAGATTGAGCACCTCGATATCTACGTCCCCTTGTTTAACGGGACGACCATCTTCAGTGGCAATTGTGAGACCCTTGGCGGGATTCCATACCGGCTTTACGAATCCTATGCGGGTTGCAAGCGCCCACATGACAACTTCTTCGTCGACCTCTTGGAGTTTCAAATCATACTCCAACCACTCGACGACCTTGTCCGCGATGCGGGCAGATCGGATGTCAGCTTCTTCTGTCGTTGCAGGAACGACAGCCTTACTCAGCTTGTGTCTGAGAACCTTTGAAAGCTCGTTTCGCACGGCAGGCAGGATGCGATTGGCGGTATACTGGACCTGCCAGTCTTCCTTCGGGAGAGGTACGATCTGCTTCGTGGTCGGGCTCATTGCAATATGCTGATGACCTGCGTAGTACGCCAGTTGGACATAGCTTTGTAGATCCTCATCTGAATGTGCCCCATCCTCAGACCGCTCATCAACCAGTTTACACCGCTCAATCTGAGCCGGGGTTTGGGCGTCCTTATCCGGTTTGATATGTTCCACACTTTTGGCCATATGAGACCTCCTACCCTTCGATTACCCTGCTTCTTCTGTCGTCTCTATATTGATAATCAGGCGGCACAACTGCTACAACCTCGCATCCGTCCACATCTGTCATACGTTCCGCGTAACAGCCGATAGCCAGCAGTGTTGGATTCTTTTCGCAGATGTTGTTGAGTGCCTCCGCTTCGTTTCGGGCAATTGTACGGTACTTCAACTCGCCAAATCCCCCTTCCCACACCGGAACAAATGTGTAGTCTTCAGTGGTTTCGGTATCTTCTGCTTTCTTTCTTGATGCCATTTCGACAACCTCCTATAGCTGTATCAGCTCTTCTTTAGGTTCACATGGTTCTTTCCGTCTTTCTGATTGATCCTGAACAGCTTTAAACTCAGGCAAATCTTTGGCCTGGATCCGATCAAGCAATCTCTGTCGTTCGATCTCTGCCATCTTAAGTAGTGCATCTCTTTCTTTCTGCCAGCGCAGATCCGAATAGGCAAACATCGCCATAAGGGCAAGATACAGGATTGTTATTACAATGAACTCCGGACTCATACTTGGCGGAATCCTCCTTTTTTTCGTTGTTTATGTCTGATTAGACTATCAAGGTGTTCATCCACCCTCCGGGCCAGAGCTTCCTCTGCATCCTTTGGTGGCGGCAAAGGCGGATCTCTGTGATCCGTGTAGTAGATCAAGCGGTTGAGCGCCTGTGTTGTGCTGTCGACCCGGTCATCATGAGCACCAGATGGAAATGCGCATAATTCATCCATATACTCGACGACCCATGGAGCTATGTCTGCATCCGGAAGAAAGACGTTGCCACTCTCAAAAGCAGGGCTCACAGCGTTAGCACGCGCTATCTTGCCTCCCTCCGGATTGATAGGAATGAGCCCAGGTATACGAGTCTGGAGGAGCTGTATTACTGCTGGCCCGTTTGCCTTATCCTCCACAAGTTTAATCAAACTCTTAGGCCATTTAGCAGTCATCTGCATTATAGCACTGCAGGTATCCGGCAAGTCCAATCGCTCTGTGACACAGTCCAGCAGATAGTATTCAGCGCCGATGCGCCCCCAAACTTGACCTGAAACGAAGTCAGATCCGTCAGAGTCCTTGAACGCACAATCCCAGCTTTGAATGATCTCGTCAAAGTATTCAGGTCTTTTAGCGTAGAACCTAAACCACGAACGCTTAAAGAGATTGCCCTCTGCTGCTGTAGGCCTGCCCTGAAAAAGTGACTGCCATACCCTGGATCCCTCTTTTGTGAGATAGACAGGTTTGAATTCAGTCAGCCATGCATTGTCCTTGCCAAGCACTGAACCCAGGGCTTCACCCGGTTCGCGCATGAGAGGGTCATTCTCCTCTGCCTCACATGGCAGATTGATATACATAGCACGCTTGCCCTCATTCTTGAGGATCCTTGCAACAAGATCATCCTCGTGCCATCTGGTCATGATGACAATCGTCTTGCCTTTTGCAGACAGACGTGTCCGGATGGAATTCAACCACTCATCCCATACACGTTCCCTATAGACTTCAGATTCGGCTTCCTGACGGTTTTTGACCGGGTCATCGATCAGGATCAGGTCGCCAGGGTTACCAGTGATAGATCCTCCCACACCTCTGGACAGCATGGATCCGATGCCGTTATCAAGCTCCCACTCATCCTGTGCGCTGGTTACTTTGGAAACGCGAACTCCAAAGATCTTCTCACCAAACTCGTTGATCTTCTCTTTGTTCCTACGTCCGAATTTCCGCGCAAAATCCTCGTTGTAGCTGACTTCTATCACTCGCCAAGTCTTGTATTTTCCAAGAACCCATGACGGCAATGTCTCGGTAATGGACATTGATTTCCCATGCTGAGGCGGAAGAGAGATGCAAAGGATCATGATTTCTGTGCCGTCTTCGCCTTTTAAACTACCTTCTAAGAAGCTTTGCACCATGTCACAGATGTAAATCAGATAGGGCGCTTCGATCCATCTGCCTCTGTGGACATACTTTACATATTCCCAGTACCTGATCTGCGCCAGCCGCATCCGAACATCGTCTAAGCTTGGTATTTTCATTTTTTCATCAGGATGGCCTCAATAGCCTTCAGCTGATCCTCCGACAATTCATCGATGCTGTGTTTAATCTCAAGAGGATTGCCCGGCTGACCGCCCATATTAACGTTCTGCGTCACTTTGTTGTCCCACTGGCCATTCTCTGGGGAGGTGTTGTTCATCAGTGCGAACATCACGCCATTGTTATTTCCGAGCCTGTGAAGTTTTGCTTCCCACTGCTCCTCGATCCGCATCCTTGCATCTTTGAGAATAGGTGCGAACTCATCGCGATCCATGTAATTCAGGATTGCCTGCCTGCCGCTGAGACCTATCGCCCTGGCAAGACCAGTCCATGTATATGGCTGGGGATCCGGAAAGGTTCGAACAACTGCGTTAGGGCCAGTTCCAACCAGCGCTGTTGTGACATGGCTATCTTGTGCATTAAAATATGCGTCCACTTTCTTTTTGAGTGATTTCGCATTCTTCAGCTTATATTTTCCGAAATTCCCGGGGTTTTCTCGCTTTTTTTCATCCATTTACGTCATCCTCCCTTCAACACAAATTATAGTTTGAAAGGCAATTTCGCCCCGCAACGGCTAGAGCGCTAAGGTCAGCGTAATGAAAACTTCTCAAAAAAAATTAATGCCGAAGCGTCAACCTCGGCATTTTCAACTATGTTCACACTCCTACCGTACCCATTTAGGGTTTCCAGCGGGGCGAGTTTTCAATTTGTACTTCTTCAGCTTCTTACTGATACAGCCAACAGAACAGAAACATCGTTCTGCCATCTGTCTGACTGTAAGACCCTGAGCAATCATTCGCCTGAGCAGTTTTTCAGTGATGACTACTTCTCCGCTTCTCCATCTTTCAGCCATGATCATCCGATGAATTTGATATCTGGAGAATCCAGTTTGTTCAGCAAGATCATTCAGCGTGGATCCCTGCTTATGCCTCCACCAGAGTTGCCCTGGCGACAAGTGATTACTCATACAACAATACCTCACTCTCTTTTACTAAAACGGTACCTCGTCGTCACTGAAATTTGCGGCGGCAAAATCGTCCTCGTATTGGTCAGGTATTGGCAGACTATCCTGTCTTTCTGATTTATCTGCTTTATCAAGAAACCCCAAATTATGCGCAGTGATCTCTGTAGTGTATCTTGTCTCTCCTGCTGGAGTTTTAAATGATCCGGTTGTGATCGACCCTTCGATCGCTACCCTTTTGCCTTTTGAGAGATATTGAGTGGCAGTCTCAGCAAGTTTACCCCATGCATTAATTTTGATGAAGTCAGCAGTTGAGATACCTTTCTGCTGCATTTCAGTCTTCTTCTCTTTACTCAAATTTTTGTCAACTGCCAGCGTGAAGCTTGTGACGGCTCTACCCGTACTAGCTATGTGTCTTAGCTCTGGATCTTTGGTGAGTCTCCCTATTAAAACTACGTGATTCATATTAACCTCCTATATTCGCAATATGCGCCAAATACGAACTAATATTGACACCTGATATGAAATTCAATTCGCAATAGTCACCAATACTGCACTTGCGTTTACATTGATTCAATCACGATCTCTGTCCTCGGAAATTCCTTATCATACATAACTCGACTGCCATCATGCCCGGCAATAATCTCTGAGTTATCATCTTCAAACAGTCCATGATAGACCATGGCATCGTCAACCGCATTCAAGAGATTGGGAAGATCTACCCTTCTCTTTGTTGGCATATAGAAAAGGCACTTAACATTTACTCGGCTGTTGATTCCTTTCGGCAAGGTAGATGATGTCAGAAAGACCTGGCAGTTATTCAGATATTCTGCATAGGCTTCTGAAGGTGATACAAATGGTTTACCTGTCCGGTTATTTCTCCTTATCTGCATCGAATTCTTCTTGGTTCGTGGAATGAACGGCAATACGATCTTTATCATTTCTACCTCGCTTTTCTCTCAATCTCATTTCGAAGTCCTCGACATTGCTCCTTGATGGTTCGAAATTATGAAAACCATTTTTTGACTTCGATTTTGGTTTTTCGCTATATATATTTCTTAAAGATTCTTTTCTTTCTTTAGTTGTTGTTATTTGAGTGTCCTTTTGCGTGTTGCTTTGTTTGTTATTTTCCTGATCGCCATCCTGATACAATGTGTATTTTTCAATGGTTATGATGGTAAATTTGTTTGTTGTTTTGACTGTTATTTCGTTTGTTGATTTCAATTTATCTAATGCAGTCCTAACTTGCTGAATTGATAGGCCTGTTTCACTTGCAAGATTCCCGTAAGAAGTAATAAATTCACCCCTGCATATTTTATGTCCCTTCCAAATATTTTCCTTAAAGTTCGCTTTAAGAAGGATGTGAATGAACAGAATGAGGACGTTTTTCTCGTCATACCATTCCCAATCCAGCATTTTTCTATGGATTTTGATCCATCCATTCAGCTTTTCTGCCATCGTCCATTCACACCCCTAAAACTCCATTTGTAATCCCGTTTCTGCAACCACTGTCTCAATACCGGTTCTTCTTCTGATCCTGTCTCTGAAGACTTCAGGCTCTGAATTATTCTCTGAAGTATGAAGCAGCATGATCTTTCTGGTTCTTCCTAGCTCGGAAGCCATTAGAAAGGCTTCGACGTCACTTATCTCAAAATGTGAATGCTTTGCCCGTTTCGCTATTCGTGGATGGATTCTTCCATCCCTCACGTTGCGATCCAATATTTCTACATCATAATTTGCTTCGATCATGAAGCAGTCTATCGATTGAAACCTGTATTTGAGAAAGTAGGTATCAGTTGCAAAGACAATTCTTTGCCTGAGATCCACCGACTCAATAAGAAAACCAAGCGGCTCACTTGCATCGTGCTGAACCAGAAACGGAAGCACATTAAACTCACCAATAGAAACTGGTTTATTAGGCTCCAGAATGCGTCTGTACTGTTGATCTGTGCCAAGCGCATCAAACGTTCCCCTGCTTGCAAAGATGTCCATTCTGAGCTTCAATAGATCCTCTACAGCGACTGCATGATCCATGTGTTCATGACTTACAAGTACTCCTGAAACATTATTAATATCGTGTTTGAGTCCTTCGAGAATTCGTTTCTTAGGGACGCCTGCCTCGATCAGCAGGACGTCCCTGGCACCACTTAAAATGTAGCAGTTTCCTTTTGAACCACTCGCGATGACATTAATTCTCATCTCAGTTCCGGCGGGATGTCATCATCCTCATCAATCACGGGCATATGTTCTTCCTCATGAGCTTCTGAAATTGGCTCAGGCGCGCTGAACTCTTCGAAATCTAGTGATATAGTGTTTGCCTGCTCCTTCTCGCCGTCGACTACCTGATAACTGTCTGAAGGCATTTCGATAAGCTCATCACTCGAGTAGAGACCATACAGAATATCTGAGCAATAGAGGCGTCCGAAAAAGCTTGCTGCACGGTAACGGATCATGACTTCAGGCATAGTCTTCCACTTGGAACCGTTCTTGTCGATCCATCCTTCTGCTTTGGCCATGGCCATAGTGATCGTAGGGCCTGTTATCGTATTGCCATCCATGTCGGTCGCATAGGCATAGCAGGAGAGTGTATCCCCTTTGCCTCCAATTTCAAATTTGAGCGGTCCTTTATACCGTCTTGATCCATTAATCAGACCTGTGATCATCGAACTGCTCCAACCTGGCTTACCATTTACGATATAGGTATTTTGCATGATCATGAAAACTGGCATCTTGACCCTGTCGCTCATCTCAAGCGCAATCAGGCAGTTGGCTGGATTATTCTGATATTCCCTTGGCACAATGGTGCTCTTTGCCAGTGCAACCGCCATTTGCTTGGCCGCCTCAAAGTTCTCAATACTGCTGAATACTGAAAGACTCTTATTCTCCGTTTGCATGAGTTCGTTTGACATTAGACTGCCTCCCTCTCTGTTTTAAGATCAATGTGTTTCTCATCAACGAGCAGATTGATGATCTGACTGTTGATTGTAGCTAGTGCGCTTACAGACTCCCTGTGGTCAACGAATACCGGTGCTCGGAAGTTATAATACCGAGAAAGGTGTTCTATGATCTCAAGCCCTGCATTGATCTGACTGGCGGTATTGGCATCCTGATATGGAACACCATTGATCAGAGTTACAAAAGTATCTGCCAGACCACCGTTAATTTGTGTATCAAAGAGTTTAAAGGTGACGGATCGGAAAAGACTGTTTAACTCAGTTTCGATCATCTCAACCTTGGCTTTAATATAGTTCTCAAGCGCAATAATCTGTCCTTCAGAGATGACAAGTTCGTTGGCCAGTTTCTTCCCTTCAGCCTCGAGTTCTCCGATCCGTCCTTTAGAAGTTTCAAAAGCATCTTTCTGGGCGACGAGCTTTTGAAGCGTTGCAATTTCAGCATCCAGTTTCGACGTATCGTTCATGTTAATTTCGATCCGGATCTGCAGTTTCTCATTGAGCGATTGGATATGCTCAGTCATTTGACTGACCTTATCCGCGAAGTCTGGAACCGGGTGATTGATAAGCTTCTCGAGCTCTGCTTTTCTTACGTTAAGTTCCATTAAACTGATTCTGGCATTATCGAGTTTGGTTTCTCCTGAAGCGATATCGGCAGCAAGGCCTTCAATTCTGGTTTTAAGCGTTGCGCCCCTTTGGGTGATATCTGCAAGACCCTTTTGCTTTGCATTTTCAAATTTAGCTCTCGCAATTTCAATAATCTCTGCAGTTTTGCTCGGCGGCAGACCCTGTCCGCAAGTTGGGCATATCGTATCAACTTCGTTGATATTGAGCACTTCAGCCTTACTTGCCTTATATTCCTTAACGAGCTGCAAGCGTTCGTTTTCATACTGTACGATTTGACTTTTGATCGACTGCTGACTCACCGCGAAGTTTGCGATGTAATCTTTCTTTGACTGAATTTCAGTACATACTCTTTCAAGTTCACTTCTGGCCAAGTTCTTTTCTTTTTCAGCATCAGTTCGAATTCTTTCAAATTCCTTGATTTGATTTTTATTGTGGCTGATTGCGTCCAGTACCTTTGCCTGCTCATCTATGCGTTTCCTGGCTTCTTCTCTGGCTCTCTTTTCAACATCATTACGGGTTTGAAGCAGTTCGGCTAGCTTCGCTTCAACTGTCTCAAAATTCGTTGACTGGGGTGACTCATACGTTGTGCGCGATACTTCATCAACTCTGATTGGGATTTGTTTAATCTGTTCATTCAGTTTCTTTCTGCGATCTTTTAAAAGTGTCATTGCATCTTCAGACCCAAACTTCTTAATCAATTCTCTAACCGGCTCAAACTGTGGATTATCAAGCAGACTGTCGTCGCTGTACTTAATCAGACTCATCATTAGATCCCGACGCTTCTTCCAATCAAGGCGCTGAAATTGTGTAGGATCACTGAGAAGTTTGAAGAGCTCTTCATTCATCATCTCGTTGATTTTGGCTGTGTAGTCACTTATTTTGACAGGCAAACTGTCGATGAAGCAACTTGTCTCATGTCCGGAAAGCTGGGCCTCTGAATCACCGCGCTTCTTTGTCCACTTCTCACGGTATTCCTTCCTGAGGGTTATTTGATTGTCCTCATGTTCGATAACCGCTTCAACGATGTGGTCAAGGCCATGAATCGGTCTGCCAAATGAATCAACAGTTTTAACCTCGAAACTTGATCTGCCTGTAGAATCCTTTCCAAAGAGCAACCATAGCCAAGCGTCAAATATAGTTGTTTTGCCCGCTCCATTTGCTCCCCTGATTGTCACATTATGGCCATCGGCATTTATCTTCTTTTGTTTCAAACCCTTGAAATTGATCAGTTCGATTGATATGAGCTTCATAGCTCTTCCTCCTTCAGAAATCTGCTTCGATATTCTCTGAATGTCGATCCTCTTAATCCGCATAGTCTTGCCTGTTCCAAAATTTCAGTTTCAGGCAGGCATTTTAAAACATCTTTCATAACCATGACTCTAATTTCTTTGGGAATATTTTTTGTTTCTATCGCCTTGAAGGCTATCTCCGGCAGACAGCCGGTGAGGGCTGAATAGTAACAGGCTAAAACGCCTGAGTCACCAACATACTGCATTAACTCACCTCTTGTGGTATAATCATTGTGTAGTTTTTTCTTGAGGGCCTTTGGATCTGCACATCCTAGGCTCTTTTTTCATTGTCATAAAGCCTGCACGCGTCTATGACACTGAGTCGATTGGTGCTTGTTCTCATAACTGCAAGTGTTCTGTTGAGATTGTTTTTCTCTTTTGTTATTCCTTCCTGAATCCCTTGTTCTCTGCCGCTTTTAAAACCGTCCCTGTAACCTATCGAATTTCCCGTCCACAGCAATGCGACCATAAATATCACCAGAAAAATCATCCCGTAGCTATCCATAAATCTTCTCCTTCCGCTTTTTTTTCCATCATTCCAAGGGTTCAATTTTGTACTCTTTCCTACTGCCTTCCCGGATTCGGATTGCCTGTTGCTTTGGTTTCATTTGTAGAATTAACCGAGATTCCAAATGTCCATTTGTACTGTGCTCAGATCGATCAAAGTTATCTGTCAGATCGCTGAAAGTCTTTACCGCTGCCATCGGGTGAGTATAACCAATACTGATAAGTCTTGACATGAATTCAATGTGGTTCACCTTCACATCCTCCTTAATTCATATTTCCATTCGCCGTTTAACCTGAAGCGTTCTAATATCAAATCCCCAGGAGGCAAGAGCATGAATGTTCTTCTGCTGTAACTGGCGTCTTCTAGTCTCCAGTTAAGTTCTTCGTCAATCTGATCCATCATCTCATTGGCGTCCTGAGGCGAGGTGCACCGATATCGGACGAGATCACTTTTGAGCTGTTCTCTGGTCAATAAAATTCCTCCTTAAGTGATGTTGAAAACTATATATAGTTGTTGATAACTTATCCACAACTGTATATTGAAGATTGCTCCAAGTTGTGTTACGATTTATTTGGAAGCAGATAGCAAATTATCTATTGAAATTCCATAAATGATCGATATTTCTATTACTGTATTTAATCCTGGGATTATTACCGAATTCTCCATCTTTGAAATTGTGGTTGTGTCTACCTCAAGCAGTTCAGCTAGCTGTGCTTGGGTCTGTCCTCGACTCTTACGTAGCTTTCTAAGATTACTTCCAAGATTCTGCTTCCAGTTTGTAAAGTCACATGGCAACAAATGATCACGCTCCTTAAGTCGTATCAGGGAAGGTGGTGAAACATGATGTTGATGGTTCCGGTAATATCAAGCAATCTTTCTTCAGTTGGTTATGATCCAATAAGTCAAACACTTAGAATTCAGTTCCATTCAGGTTTATACGACTATTTCAATGTCCCTGCTACAGTACATTTCAATTTAATGAACGCACCTTCAAAAGGTGAATATCACGCAGCCTATATCAAGAATGTCTATACTTTTAAGAAATTAATTTAATCAATAACCACCAACACTATTGCGGGGCCTTCCACGCCAATCTGTTCAATCTGGTAAGGCTCCACTTTTATTTCATTCACTCCGACACGTTTTACCAGCTCTTCGACTAGATCTTTTGTACTGAATTGGGTCAAATTATTCATTTAGAATCCTCCTTTGAACTACGCGAAATGTGAAATTCTACGCGCAACGTGTTATAATTGGATCAATAGACTTCTTTTTTTATCTATCCCTTACATAAGAACCTAACTCTAAGCATTCACGCTGATCTGTTTGTTCTCCGGAGATATGACCAGCTTTTTCATAAAATAGATCTGACCTTTACCGGTTACCTTTGTTGTAAAGTAAGGCTTGAGGGTGTTGTTGCTGCCGAATCTCACGCCTTCTTTCATTTCAAGAACGCCTAGTTCGACTGACTTCTGGGTTGGTTTGTTTTCATATTTCTGAAGATATCCATACTTCCTTAGCCACTCAAAGAGTCTCTTTTCACCTATGGCCACACCATTTTTAGCCAACAACTTTGATAAATCTCGGATCAGGATTGAATCAACAGATGCCTCGACAGCCTCTGCAAACAGAATTTTGGGGCGCTCCAGTTCAGCCTGAGTTTCAAGTTCCTTAATCCTTTCATTCATTCCGATCATTTGTCTTTCGGCAATCTTGAGGCCTCTGGCCATGACCAGTGATGGTTCATTCCAGGCCCGCTCGACCTGTATAAAATACTCTCGGATCTCATGAGCTTTTTCGCCTCCACTAACCATTGCAAGATGCTTGGCGATATCAATAGAAATGTGATAGTCAACACTAGGTCTGCCAATGCGCTCTGTAGTTTTCCCCCAAAAAGGGGTAAAGTCTATTCCGTCTTTTAAACCCAATCTGTGAATTTGCATTTTGAACCAGTCTGTGAAGTCCTTTGAGATCCCAAGTGCTGAATGAAGATCCCTGGCACTTATGATCTGTTCCAGCTGATCATTGGTTTGAATTGAGATTAATTCATTCATATAATTCCTCCGTTTCCCACTCAAGCTCATCTATCTGCATCAATAACTCTCTCCGGTCATCAACCCATTGAAGTGAAAAATCATTATTGTTGTCCATGCTTTCAAGTTGCTTGTATAACGATTTCAATCTCTCTGATTTAGTCATCAATGAAACCTCCCCTACAGGTAAACTTTCTCTTCAAAATAGCGCCTACTGATCTTGCCGGCGATGGTGATCTTGCCTTGTTTCTTAAGTTCCAGGTTCATTTCTCTGATAAGTCGATAACCGGTACTTTCTGAAACGCCTAGGACGGTAGCTACTTCACGAGCGTTTACAAATCTAGTTTCGATTATTTGAATGTCGTTTCGCATTTGTTCACCTCCATATAGTTGGAACAATTTAGACACACGCGTTTCGCGTACAAAGAGACAAAAAAATAAACTAATCTTCACCAAATACATCTTCATAAGGCTTTTTCAATTTTTTTAAAATTACAGTTATCTCAGATTGCCTAAATGGACGATTTCCGCTTTCCTTTGACCAGTATGAAGATTCAGCTATACCAATACACTTGGCCATTTCCAAAGCTGAAACGTTTTGATATTTCCTTTCTCTTCGCAATTTCATGTTAGCTGTATTCATTTTTTCACCCCCTAAAATAATGTCCTCAAAAACAAAGTACCACGCGTTACGCGTGGTTGTCAATACATCATGTATATTAAGTTTGTTTTATTTTGAAATTACACGGTGCGTGTAGTATTATTATTAAGGAAGGTGATCAATATGAGTTCTCAAACTAGACGGCATCTTATAGCAAGTAAAATCAAATCATTACGCGAGCAAATTGGTATGACACAAAAAGACTTTGCTGATTATGTCGGATTGGCTCCGACTACAATAAGTAGTTATGAAACAGGACACAGATCACCTGATATCCAAACATTAGAAATTATCGCCGATAAACTAAATGTACCTATAGCAGAAATATTATGCTTAGATAACACAGAAACCACAACCTTATCTGGTGTTGAAGTTCCAAACGAATTGAAAAATCTTGACATTGAAAGTATTCAGATTCTTAAAGAGTTAAAAGAATCAGGAATGGACGCAGATGAAATCAAAGCTGTCCTTGAGCTCGTGAAGACGATCCGAAAAACAAAATAAATCGAGCAGCTGAAAATATGGCTGCTCTTTCTATTTTTTTGGTATAAAATCAAGATTAACATAAGTAACTCCGTTTATTCTTACGTGATCGATCGTCGAGACGCCAAGAGACACGAATTTTATCTGCATTTAATCCCCTCTTGTAGAACGCGTGTTCTATTTCTGATATGATTATACCATACAGTTTTGTATTCCGGGAGAAGAAATTATCGAAAATTGTCTGACAATTATTACAAGTCCAGACTTACATAACCTCTCAAATACAAACACCTATTGAAAACAAAAGGGATGGGGATAGTCATATGCCAGCTTACAAAGACGAGAAGCGCGGAACCTGGTATGCCAAATTCAACTACTACGACTGGACAGGAACTACAAAACAAAAAATGCAGCGTGGATTTAAGACTCAAAAGGAAGCCAAGGCATTTGAACGCGAGTTCCTTAGTAAATCGAACGCCAGCCCCAACATGGCATTTAGTCATTTCGTAGAGCTTTACATGGAAGACTGTAAATCGCGCTTAAAACCAACTACCTATGAAAGCAAAGAATTCGCTGTGAATACCAAAATCCTGCCTTATTTCAAAGACATGCCTCTCAATTCAATTGAACCGGCAACCGTTAGAAAGTGGCAAAATGAATTGCTGACTCACGAGAATAACTATTCACAGACATACCTCAAGACAATAAATAATCAGTTATCAGCCATATTCAACTTTGCTATGAAGTATTATAAGCTCCCATCTAATCCAGCAAGGATCTGCGGATCTATGGGCAAAAAGAATGCTGACGAGATGAATTTCTGGACCTTGGATGAATTCAATAGATTTATCAAGTATTCTGATAATCCCACTTATACAACGATTTATCAGATTCTATTCTGGACAGGGATCCGGATCGGCGAATGCCTGGCTTTGACTCTAAATGACTTTGATCTAGTAGAGCATTCAGTTAGCATCAATAAAAACTATGCGCGGCATCAAAAGACCGACCTGATCCTCGATCCGAAAACACCAAAGTCAAAAAGGATTATTACCATACCTGATTATCTTACGGATATAGTACGAGATTATGCTTCGAAGTTGTATGACTACGATCCGGAAGATCGCTTATTTCCGTTTCCAAGAACCACGATGAACGGCCACATAGTGCGTATAGTAAAGAAATCTGGTGTAAAGAGAATCCGGATACATGATCTTCGACATTCCCATGCTTCTTTGCTGATAGAAATGGGAGTATCACCGCTCCTAATTTCAGAGCGTTTAGGACACGAAAATATTGAGACAACCCTCCAAACTTATTCGCATCTTTATCCAAATAAGCATGGCGAAGTACGCTTAAAATTGCAAGAAATGACACAGAAAACCACGATTGACACCACTGAAAAATAA